TGTGAAGAAAACAACGTCGTCCAGGTGGAATGCTTGGATAAGGAGATGAGATGGCTTTAAAAACATTGCCTTGGTGTCCGCAGCCTGGTTATTCGGTTGATGAAGAACCAAAGCGGAAAGTGCTTAATTTTGGAAATGGCTATCAGCAACGAATGGAAGACGGGATTAACACGCTTTTGCGTAAGTATTCCGTTACATTCAAAGTAAAAAACAAAGAATCGGCACAATTCCGCAACTTTATGAAAGAACACGGCGGAGTTCGTGCCTTTTATTTTAAGGATGTGGCACTTGGTGGCGAATTAGTGAAGGTGGTTTGTACCAAATTCCCACGTTCTGTTACCAAAACGCACACCACTTTCACGTGTGAGTTCGAGGAAATAGTTTAAATCCTTTAAAGTAGTTTAAAAGAAATTGAAAGGTTGAGTTGTGAAAATACATCTCACAAAGCAAGAATGTAGAAGTCCTTCCTCACTACAAGAGATACTTGCTTTGTTATGATGTTACAACGCAATCGGAAAAAATAAACCCCGAAGCGTTTGCAGCACTTCGGGGTTTTTATTTACCCCTTATTCCAAGTTTAGCAACTAAGGAGCAAATTTGATTAAGTATACACCAAAACATCAAGTAAAGGTAGGTGGAAAAATGAGTGAAAAAGATGCAGGCATTGCAGGGAAAATGCTAGCAAGTGCAGCAATTATTGCAGCGGTTGGTTTTGCCATTGGCGCAGCGTGCTTCGGGATTAGCTTTATTCTATGAAAAAAACTCTATTGACAGTTTAGAGTTTAAGTAATGGGGAGTGATTCTTAAGACTCCTGACCTACACAGGCGTGTTTACATCAAAGGCATATTTTTGTATGATCTCAAGGATAGAGGAGAATTCTAATATGTCTGCTATTCCAGTTACAAAGGCCAGCTCTATTCAAGAGCGGATACATAACGCTCGTTTTATGAAAGAGATTAATCCTTTTTATTTGAGAGCATTAAATAAAGATTTAGATGATTTGGATAATGTCGAACCTGATATTTCATTTGCTCTACGCGGTCTTTTGCTCGCTTATCAAGGTGATCTTGAAAGTCTTAAGTACTGGAATAAAGCTATAGAATTAAATCCTAGTGCAGAACATTATTATAATTTTGGTGTATGCTGTAATGTTTTGGGTGACCATATACAAGCACTATCACTTTTTCGTTCAGCATTAGAGCTAAGTAAGACAAATACAGGTATATTACACTTATTGCGTTCTACCTTCTCTAATTTTTATGCTTATGACGAGAGTAAGATTGTTGTTGAGACCTTGAATAAACTTGAGAAAAAAAGTTATCCTTTTTATGAAGATAAGATTTTCGCAAAATTCTTTGGCAGTAATTCACAATTAATGCTTGAGTTTGGTTTAGGAACATTATCAGTTATCTCAAAACACATTTCCTTTAAATGGATCTTACACAAAGAAAATGGACTAATTGAAGATAGGCACTATTCTATAAACATAGTCAAATGTTTAAATAATGATGATGTTGAGCGTGTTGCAGAATGTAATGCTGAATTATCTGAATTTATCGTGGATTTTGAAGAAAAACACGAACTTAACTTAGAGAATTTATATATTACTTGCGAGGCAACAGAATGATTACATCAGCTGATTTGATTGTAAGAGCAGAGTTGCTTGCTAGCCAGGAGAGCGAGATAGAATGGCGAGATAGTATAAAACACGCTTATTACTATCTTTACCATTTAGCAAAAGCATTTGCAGATAAACATCACATTGGATTAGAGGTTAGTCACCAAAATTTAGGTGAACATCAATACTTAATTGAACGGTTTAAGAGTTCAGATTCAAAAATGGCTAAGGCATTAGCTAGAGATATGCAAATGCTTAAAGACAAACGCACACTATGTTGCTATTTTCTCTCGGAAGATGTATCTAAAATGAGTGCTTTTCAGCAGGTTTCAGCAGCAAAGAAAGCGGTAGAGCGATTAAATTCATTGAACTAGAAATAATCAGTAACATTATCCCCTTGACAATCTCAAGGGGATTTTTTATTATTATTTTTATCAAGGTGTCGTAGCCTTAAATCCAAAGCGGAAGTCCGCACCCGAAAGCATAGCGGTTTTTTTATGCCTAAAATTTGTGATCTCGTTTAGTTTTATTGCCATTAAGACTTAACACGCATAAATCCAATTTCATCTATGCCGAGAGGGCGAGGAATAAAAGACCTTCGGGGAATAACTCCAGCCGACTTTGGACGGTTTACGAACCTCTTGGCACCCTATTTAGGGTAAATCTTAATTTCGTAAAAAAATCCAAAGGAGACATTTTATGTCTAATCAAACCCAACTCTCTACATTCAACTTTGAATCAAATTCTATCCGCACCTTAGCCATTAACAATGAACCTTGGTTCGTTGCTGTTGATATTTGTAGAGCACTTAATTTAAGCAGTCCATCAATGGCTATTGCCAATTTAGATGATGATGAAAAATATACCCTAAGTTTAACTGAGGGTATCGAAGGAGTAGGTAAACAAGTTCAAGAATTGAATTTAGTTTCCGAAAGCGGAATGTACACTTTGATCTTGCGTTGCCGTGATGCAGTGAAAAAAGGATCTATTCCACACCGTTTTAGAAAATGGGTTACATCAGAAGTATTACCTACTATTCGTAAAACAGGAAAATATGAAAGCAAAACCACTGCAGACGACCGCACTGGCTTACGTAATGCCGTAAATATGTTAGTCAGCAAGAAAGGCTTGATTTATTCCGATGCCTATAATCTTGTTCATCAATACATGAACGTAGAGCGCATAGAAGACATTCCCGCCGAAAAATTACAAAGTGCGGTGGAATATGTTCACAGAATCGTTCTTGAGGGTGAATTGATTGCAACGCCTAAAAAAGATGAGTGCTTTAATTTTGAATTTACCGAACACGAACTGCAACAGCTTGTGTGGGCATGGTTTGCTTTATTGCGTGGCACGGAACTTTGCCAAGTACTTCATCCTGCATTAAAACAAATTGGTTCACATTATGCTGCGCCCGTTTATGACATTGCTTACGAATATCGAAGTAATCTCCGTCAAGCCCATAACGTATTGACACGCATTACAGAACAATTTGAATGCAAACAAGGCAATAACTGGCGTGTATTAAAACATCTTCGAGCCTACAACCCTAAAGCAACAGGCTTTCAGCTAAATATTCTCTAAAACACCACAAAATCTGACCGCACTTTTTTAAGCTTGCGGCGGATTCTCACACCTAAAATCCTACAAAAGGAACAGAAAATGAACAAATTAATCATTACGCTGGTGTGTGCATTTGTGGTGTATATGGCGCACGCCTTAAATCTTAATCAAGACTGTGACGGCAAAGTCTGTCACACTGAACAGACACAACAATATTAATAAACCACCGCTCTTATGGGCGGTTTTTTATTGCCTGTAAGATAGCGATGTACACGTGACAAGCGGTGTTCCTTTCTCCACTCACTGCTTCTTACAGGCTCTCTTTGGTGGAGAAAACAAGGAAGAAATATGCAAACATTAACTGCAGAATTTTTAGGTAAAGAAGTTACTTTAGTGGATAACAACGGCGTGGCTTATGTAGCAATGCGTGAGATTGTAGAGGGAATTGGGTTAGACTGGAAAGGTCAGCATAAAAAACTGATGGAACAGAGTGAGAAATTCAACTGTGGACATATCACCACGGTTGCCAAAGATGGCAAAAACCGTGAAATGTTATGTATTCCGATTAAAAAACTCAATGGGTGGTTATTTGGGCTTAACCCAAACAAAGTGCGTGCCGATTTAAAAGAACGCCTGGAGAATTACCAAGAAGAATGTTTCTTAGCCTTATGGGATTACTGGACGGAAGGTGTCGCCCGCCGAGATGAAGTCAAAAACAAGTTGGCATTGTGGCAACAAAAGAAAGCCGAATATACTCAACGTGCTGGTGAACGGGGAAAATTATTGCAGCAATGCAAATCGGAAAAGCAAGCCCTTGAGCGTGAGCTTTTACAAATTAAACAGTTAGATCTTTTCGTGAACTTATAACCGCACAATCTTTTAGAAAGTGCGGTTTTTTATTGGAGTAAATATGCCAAAAAAACTACCGGATAAAATGACCGCACTTTTACCTGAATTAGAGCAGGGCGCGCTTATTGAATTGTGGGATATTGATTTACGCCATATTACTCCGACTAACGGTTCTAATACTGCAGGTGAATTGTA